CACGATCAAGGAGATCGCCTGTCCATCTTTTGCGGAATTCAAGAATCACTTCTCCATCTTCCATGACATACTCGTACCGGTTTCCCTTTTTTTCAAGTAGACCATTTCCGTCAAACAAGTCAAATAATCCGCTGTACGGATCCATGCCTGTTGCATAAGGAATACGAACTTCGACACTTTCAAACGGCTTTGAATAACGAGTTTTCATTATCTTGCACTTGGCACGAATACCATGTACAGTTGCTGATTTAACACCGTTTTCGTCTTCTTTTAACTTTAGCTTTTTCATAGCAACAACAATCGATGATGCGTAGATAAAACCTTGGCCTCCAGAAATCTTGTCGTCTGGGTCAAACATATCTTGACTTTGATAAGTGTGGTTGGTAACAACCATACCTACGTTGTAAGAACCAAACATGTTAACACAGTTAGTAACCAATGCTTTGAGTTGCTTGGCCTTACGACCAAAGTCACCTTTCATGTCGCCGGCTTCGAACTGATTAAGTTCTGTTGGCGACATAAGCATGCCCAACGAATCAACAACAAAGAGTACCTTTGGTCGATCTTCCTCTGCCATGTCTCTGTAGTCTTTCATAAACATATGAATTGTTTTAGCAACATCGTCGATCATTGCCATGTTGAGTTTCAACATTTTACTGTCGTCAGTGTCTACATCAAGAGCTTTTAACCAGCTCTCGTCTAGTGCGTTCTCGGTGTCAACAAGAACTACGAAGATTCCTTGCTTCTGTGCTTCACGTACAAGTGTACCAGAACAGATGAAAGATTTGCCAGCGCCTGACTCGCCTGCAAAAACACTTACTTTTCCTAGTGGAATACCTTTACTAAAGTCTCCGCTAATTAAATAGTTAAGTGCAAAGTTTCCTGTTGAGACCCAATCTGTTGGGTCGTGGAATCCCGAACTCATTCCTTGAATAGATTTTGTTAAACTATTGCGAAATTTCGAGGGATCAAATGATTTAGTAGCCATTAATTTCTCCTATTAAGCCAAAGAATAACAGCCTTGAATATTTCAGTAGACAGGGCTGTTATTTAATTTTATGTGTTTTGACGTGATCGAATCATTGCAAGGATATCCTGTGCACCGCCTGCGTTTTCTGCCGGAGCAGGAGCAGGTGCTGATTCTTGTGCTACTTCAGCGTTAGACTTGGATGGAACGTCTTCGGTCTTAGCTGCTGGAGTAGCTGCTGGAGTAGCTGACGAAGCTTTTGGATCACCTGTGCGCTGTGACATGCCGGCAGGGCGGAAGTATTGGCCCCAACGATCCGGATCATATGGTTCTCCATCAACACTTGCTTCGAACATTTCAGTCAATACCTTAACTTCAATTTCCGATGGCTTCTTAGGAAGGAAGTCACTTAGATCTAGCAATCCATTTTCTGTTACAGCAGCCAATTCTTCGTCAGCAAGGGGGCGGTCTCTACGTGCCCAATTTGAAGTTGAATAGTCTGCATAGCCGCCCTTGCTGGACTTGGTTAGGCGGAAGTCCACCCCACCAGCATAATCTGTTGGTAGTTCTTCCATGTCTGGATCCATGAGTGCTGCTTTGATGATCTTAAAGATCTGGGGACCGATAATAAATCTGCGAACTGGGTTCTCGGGTGTATTATCTTCTTTTAGTGCACTGTCTGTTACCAAGCCTTGGAAAATGTACGAACGCTTTTTCCAATACTTTCTGCCCATGTCTTCTAAACTTGGGTCTTTGAACCAAGCGCGTACTTCTGCAAGTATCGGGCAACTTTCGTTATACATTTCCATGCACGGAACTTGTACCTGCACAGGGCGAGAATCAGTTTCTCCTTTGATGCCTGCAAACGGAAGCTTAATCATCAAACGTTCTGTCCAGAAAAATGTGTTGTCTGCATTACCGTCTGGTAGGAATCTGATAGTAGAAGTATCACCTTCGTTCATATTCCAAAATGGGTAAATTGCGTTATCGCCCCCGGTTTTATTTCCACCTGCGCGAGATTCTTGTTCTTTTAGTTTAGCTCTAATTTCTGCTAGTGATGCCATAGTGATGCCTCCTGTTAATGCTATTGCCTATGTGTCTTTATTTGTTCTTAATCGTGTGCCTGTTTGTAGTGTAGCACAAGTATTATACTACACTATTTTATTTATCCTGTCTATCTTTATTTTAATTAATCCTAAAGAAAATTACATTCCGGATAGCCGTCTTAGCCTTGCTGTGTCGTCTGCCTGTGTGTGTTGTTGTGGTTGTTCTTGTACCGGTGCGTGTTGTTGCGCATGGGTAAAGTCGGTGCTTTCCACTTTTTGTATAAACTTTGCGGAAGGTTTTACATACTGGTCGCCGTATTCTTTTTGTACCGCAGTTAATACTGCTGTTTCACCTTTTGGAAATTTTCTAGTCTCTCTGTCAAAGTAGCTAAGGATGAATTCACCCAATGGAGTTTTTGCAGGTTGTTCCTTGCTGATGTTCGAATCGTTGGTAGGAACTTCATCATCGCGGTCGGGCGACTCGCTCCATTGACCCATTAACTTGTCAAATGCACTTTCGATTGCAACCTCGGCTTTGGACTTTTTGTCCTTGACTGCTTTTTTAAATGGCTCTTTTTTGTTGCCATCTTTGTCTACATCAAGGAAGTCCGGCTTTGCTTCTGCTACAAGGTCATCATAAGATATTTCTCTGGCCCTTGATGCTTCGCCGACTAACCTATAAATGTAAGGAAAAATGTCTGTTAATTCTTCATTAAATTGCTTAATAGTAAGTTGATCAATCCAGTTCTCCGAAACATCGTCTGGCACATCCTCTATCAATGCCGGTGTAAACTTTGCAATTGCTTCCTTGTAATAGGATTCTTTTTGCAAGCCTATAATTTCTTTTTTAACTTCTGTGACTCTGCTCTTAACAATATCTTTGTATCCGCCTAGTGTTTCAGCCATAACCGAACTACGACCGATATATTGGTTGAACTTGCGCAGTTTGGATGCTTCTTCTGACAGTCCTGAAATATACTTGCCAAAATCGTCGTATGCGTTACCACCTTCGCTAACATGCATTGCCATTGCGCGGGCGCCACTTAGGTGTTTAAATGGATACTTAAATCTCTCACCAGATGGTGATTCAACGTAAATTGCTTTGATTTTTTGGGTTCTGCTATTTACACTCTCTACGTTAATGGGTTGTGAGTGCTTGATTGCTAACCTAGCATTGCCTATTTTTTGATAACTGGTATTCAGTGTACCATACATTTTTGATTCAGACATCTGATCATCTCCAGAACGATTTTTTGCTAAAAAGTAATAATCTTTTTTGTTTAATTGTTTTTTGTTTATATCACGCACCGAAAATGCCATTAATCTCTTTTTAGAAAACATTCGTATTTCTCTTAAAAAGTTATACCAGGCATCTTGTACAGCTTCGTCTTGATCGGCTACCAAGTCCTTGCTAGTGATAACAGAAATTCCAGTATCATTATCAAGACTTACACTAATTTTACCAAGGTCTTCGCCGTTGCTTATGTACGAAAAGTCGTAATAACGGGCGTCATCTGGTATATTTGTTACGTTGCCTTCTTTGTCGCCGATGGTTACGTTGGGGAAACGTCCGCGGATTTTATTGAATAATTCCGCACCAATGCGATCTAAGTTTTTCATACTATTATTTATCAAAAGCTACTGCTGACAAAGATAGGCATCGGCTGCTCATAATCTTCGTCGGGTTCAAGATGAATAAAGGTATTATAAATCGAAGGATCCCAATCTTTGATCACAGTAATCATTCGCAGAGCAAGCAACGTAGCGCTAACCAAATCGTCGCCGTGTCCTTGCTTTGCTTGAAAACTGGTATTCGACTTTACATAATTTTTTAATTCGGATATAAGCGGTCTGCTTCGCAACAACAGTTGATCGTTTTCAATCATTGTTTTTAATCTTGCGCAGATGGTCATTTTTGCGCCATGTGTGGTGTTAAATCCTTTACGAAACTTTCTTACATGACCTTTTCTCATGGGTTCACTGATAAACAATCCTGGTATATTTTCTTCGCCATAATCGTTGATTACAATCAGTGCTGCTTCGCCCAATCCATTGTTCTCGACGCTCCAGTATATGTTGTCGCCACCGCTCTTGGTTTCGTCAGCAATGTATTGGCAGATATCTTTTAATACACGAACCTGGCCAGGGATTCCGGTTTCGTTGTGACACCATTCCCCAACTTGTTCATACGTAGGAATTTCATATATTTGTAATGCTGCGTTGTTGCCGCCTGTGCCCATAGCAGGATCTAGTGACACCACATAACTGTATTTCGAGCTTGGCTTTTTGAACCAACGAGTATGACCCATATTTAATAGAGGCGCTTCGCCTTCCATTGTAGCAAGTTTGATCGAATGTATTAGCGTCTCGTCGAACACAAGGAATTCACAGTTCGAGCTGAGTATTTTGTTTGTATAATATCGGTGGCCGCCATTGACTTCTATAAGATCATAAACCGGTTCTGAATAACCTAGATCTATTTTGTTGAGTAATTTTATATCGCCTTCGGTTGTAACCACTGTGTTTCCTATTGCAATGTCCTGGGCTTGTTTTGAAGTTTCCGGGCCTATGTAAAATTTGTGATCGTGGGTGCATTCAACATATGCGCCTTGTTCAAACTCCATTCGGAGCAACGGTTTTATTCCCATCATGCTAACACCGGCAAAGTCTTGAAACCCTTCCGGTGTTAGCACCTTGTACCCCTTGATGTTCTCTTTAAAAGTCTTTGTCATTTAGTGTCCTATACGAATATTTATTCTCAAATATCCAAACTTCGTAGTCATACCCTCTGTCTACAACAGCTTGGCGTTTTTTAAGGTTGTTAACCAATCTATTCTTATACTTTTCCTTGCCATGGCCGTTCCACCACCATTGACTCTTGACTCTTGACTCTTGACTTCGATAATTTTATTTTCTTTAGGAATGAAGATATCGGGGTAATATTTTAAGTGATGTCTATTTTCAGCAACGTACTTAAATACCTCGATAGCGTAGTCTGAATAATCGTCGTGTATAATTATGTCATCTTCGCTGTATTTCAGCTGGTTAAATAATATATCCAAAGCAAAAGGTTCATGACCGCGTACACCTACAACCTTGCCGCCTGGCATTGTATAGTCTTTTATTGTACAGTTGCCTTTGTTGATCTTGCTAGCTGTTGTTCCTGACAATAGTACGTTTTCGACACCGTATCTTTCTAAGTTAGTAGCCCGCCTTTGTTGGTTGCTCTTATTCTTTTCTTCAATAGAACGGTTTACTCTACTTAAACTAGCCTGCTTGCTGTTGTTGTATTTTTCGTCGCCATATTTTACTAGCTTGGTCTGTCTTGACTTTTCTTTTTGGCTCTCCAACTTTGATCCCCACGCAACTCCGTACTTCTTTTTAAACGTAGCTTGCGCTTTGTTAAGTTGTTTTTCTTTTTGTGCATCTGTTCGCAATGCTGCTGCCTTCTTTTTGTTAGCGGAATCAATTTGTTTTTTGGTTGCAGTCCACTGTGACTTTGTAGTCGACCCACTTACTCCTACGCACTTAGGATCCCCGCAACTGTTGGCATAAGTTTCTTTGTGTTGATAAAATGAAAGTTTCTCTCCGCATATACACCTAGGACTTGTTCCAGTTGTATACTTTTCGTAGTAATCTCGATACGTTAAGTTATGTGTTTTTAAATGTCGCGTGAATTGACCATTGGTTTTGCAGTATGTCTTATTATCTAATCTTGATTCGACGTAAATTGCGACGCTCACAGTATTCTCCGTTAAATCGTTCTTGTGCAATTATTTATTAATGGTGCTAAACAGGTTGCCTATTTCTGAGTCAAATATATTACCGTGTATATCCTGGAGGGTGATGATTGTAGGTGCGCTCACACAACCATACTCGCGCCTGAATCGTTCTTCGCCAATTCGGCCAACCTCACCTTTTTTCCACTCTTCGTCTCTATCTGGGTGATCGTGCCACTCTGAGATAAAACTACGGAATCCATTGATGCCTAATTCTTGTTCAACGCCATATTCGTCAAATCTCTTTTCGGCATCTTTCCAAATAGTAGCAAATGTATCTTCATCTGAGTTTGGTGTGCTTGTGATAATTGCGCGTCCACCAGTTGCTAGTGTAGGCGAAATTGATGCCCAAAATTCTTCAGCAATGTTTGGTTGCACAAATGCGAATTCATCACATTGATGAGAGTTAATATTATTTGCAATTATTACATGATTTTCTGCATTAAATATTTCATAAGTGTCTTCTAAAACTACAGATGTTAGGTCTGCCACAGTTTTAATAGTATTGTGCGAATCTAACCTGTCACCTACAATTATATCATTTACTCTTGTTTCTACACCGTTAATAAAAAACCGGTGTTCTAACGTTGCAGTAACGAAAGTACCGTCGGTAAATGTTATTTTACAAGATTCTTTATTTGCATTTTCATTTAAGAAAATACCTTCAAATTCTTCCCACCCGTTAGGAGTTAATATTTCATATTCTGTATTAGGTGCGTATATTTGTTTCATTGAATTCCTTTACTAACCTTGCTCCACTAACAGGTGCCGCATGCTGCATGTCGGTATTAATCATCTTAGCAAATACGTCAAACTCGTACAATGATTTATTAATAGTATAACTAGCGTTAGTTAACAACAAATCTATTGTAATACTGCACGCACTGTGCTTTGATATGTTTTCTTTCCACGGAAGCATTTGTAAGTTATGTATACTTCCGATAAGCAACGGACTAACACGGTTTTTGTATCCTTGCATAATAGAAAATATATGGTCTATATGATGTGCACCTTCAACTCCGGCAAGTCCAGTTTTATAACCCGAGGTTATTGCTAGTCTATGCTGTTCAGTGACATACGTTACAACTGACTTATACCGATAAAACTCATTACGCTGCGCCGGATCTAATATAAGACCCTTGGCTGCTTTTGTTGCGTTACCTTTAGTAATTGCAAGAGTTGCTAATTGCGAATAACCGTTACGGCCGAACTCGTCAACATTGCTCATATGCGTTGCTCTAGTTTTTTGGCCTTTTTTACTATATCCACTAATACCATCGGCGTCTAGCTTAGATAGCGTTTGTTGGGCAGCAACTTGCGATGTTTCGTAAGCAGTTAGCCCAGTAGCAGAGTCAACTGTACTAAGTCCTTTTTTGATGTTTGCTTTTCGTGCATTGCTAACTCCCCGAACTCCTGGGTGCAGTCTATCGTACTCTGCCACGCTCATATGTAACACTCGCTCAATGTACGATGTCTTGATCATACTAAGACGTTCGTCACTTACAGGACATAATATATAATCTATGCCCGATTGTAATGACGATTCGTACAAATGCGCGTTACGCTTTTGGTTTCGTTTCTTAAATGCTTGTATTTTTATATCCATGCAGTATTTATACAAATGCAAACTTATCACCCGATAATTCTTTTAGGGTTGTGTGTCCTGATATACAAATCTCGAAGAGTTATATCTTCTTCAATAAGTGTATGCTTATTACGAACTCGGACAGTAGTTGTATCGCCATCTAAACAGTATAGTAGCGAGATAGCCAAACCACGTCCTGTAGTAGGTGTGGTTGTTTGACTGATAATACGCGAGCCGTTTTCAAATTCAATTGAGCCTTTGTTGTAACTGGTTACTCCGGCTCTAATGTGGTCAGGACACAATTCGTAAACATACCGGATACGCTGCATAATTTCCTGTGCACCTGTGTATTTGTGTGCTGCAATCAAGATAGTCTGATCCGGCTTGAACATTGCAAACCACGCAAGATAGATACTTGCACAAGTTGTCTTACCAGTTTGTCTAGGCATCATATTGATGTTGAATCGATAGTTGTGATACGTGTGCATCAATCCTAACTGATAATCATACGGATCATACAACAGCTTTCCCTTAAGGGGATGCTGAATATATGCAAACATCTTAGCAAAGTAAAGATAGCCAACATCAGGATCCATGCACCCAACTAGTTGTTCAATTTGTTGTTCGGTGAATGTTTCCTGACGGTTGGCTTTCTTAATTAATACGCCGTCTAAGGTAGATGGTGCCATGGGTTACTTTCCCTTTGCAGCCTTATCTGTTTTCTTAGCAAACGGATCGGCTTTTTTATCTTTAATTGCTTTTTTCATCGGCTCTTTTTTGTCGCCATCTTTGTCCATATCAAGGAAGTCTGGCTTTGCTTCTGAAAGAGCTTTGTAAAGGCGAGCTTTGATATCTTCAACAGCCATTTTCCTCGACTCCATAGCATCGCGGTCGTCTTGCCGTTGGTGCATTTTGTGATCGCCGTAATCATCTGCGTTGCGCTGCATCTCGTCTCTGATCATTTCTTGATAATTACGTGTTTGCTTGTCATCTAGATCAATTTCGTTGTCGTTTTTGTCAAAGGCAGATATTTCAATTTCGTCGTATGATTCATCATCGTAAACCCAGCTAATTGTTAAGTCAAGATCGTCGTCAAAGAACTCGCCGGACTTCTCAGGTGTATACTTTTCGGTAACTGCCATTGGATTGTCGCCATCTTCTGCATCTGCATATGCACCTTTTTCACGATTAAGACCTCCAGCAAGGTCTTTGATCATGTAGTCAGTGTCACGATAATCTTCTTCGGGTTCATTGGCATACTCGTCGGTTATCTTGTCGCCGATTGCGCCGCCTGCTGCGCCCCCAACGGCGCCGCCAATTGGCCCTGCTAGTGCCGCGCCGCCTGCTGCACCTAGTGCGCTACCTGCTACAGTACCAAGAAGGCCTTCATCGGAATCTCTATCAAACGGATTGCTGTCTACTCCAGGAATTGCCGGATTGTCCACAGTTGATAAGTTTCTTGTAGTACCGTTTGATTCAATGCTTGCTAACTTTGATATCATAGCGCTAATTGCACCTACATCCCCGGTGATGCTAATTTGGCCACTGGCCGATTCTGCTGGGGCACCCATATCGGCATCTGGCGGGCATTCGTATATTGATCTAGATTCGCTTATATTTTTTCTAGTTGAGAGCTTGTTAAAGCCTGCTAGAATTCTTCTCATATCTTCGTTGTTGTCCATGTTATTTTCCTATCACACTTTTGTTGTTTTCAGCTTCAATTTTTGGTTCTTCGATGCTAAATCCGCTGTCGCCTATGTTGCGTTCATTACGGGCTTTTTCCAGCTCTTTTAATAATTCCATAACACGGCTATCACCGACTGAATCTTGTGCAGAATCGCAATCAAGTTCCTCTTTGGTTATTAGAGCTTCATACGGTGAATCGTCACCATCTGGTTGTTCTTGTCTGTTAACTGGACCAAGTGCGTTTCGTACCATGATGTTAGAATCATGTATAGTGCAAAAGTTTCCTAAATATTGTCTTAGAACTTCGTCAGTTGTTGGGTAATTTAAAATTGCATCCCAGTATGCTACTTCCATATTTTCCAGCTTTGGAAAATCTAACGGATGTGACTGAATTGGTGTTTTTTTAACGGCACTTAACGATTCAAGACCGAACTTTCCAAGAGCATCTTTGAGGGTATTTTCAAAGTCGTTGGTTAATTCTCCTGCAATACCAATCTTAAACGGATACGTCTTTTTTGATTCTGATAAAAGTTGTTTTAAAGTTTTCATTTTAGGGTCCTATTACTTATTATTTATCTTTGTTAAGACCTTTGAGACGCTCAAGTAAGCTGTTTCTGTCTGTTACAACATAACCCTCGCCTTCGGTAAATCCATCAGGGGTGACATTACTGTCGTTGTCCATCTTTTCTTTTTTAAGCTGCAATTCTACCATTTTTAGTTTTTTGTCTAATTTGGCTACTTTTGCATCAAGATTTGTCTTTAGCATATTGCCTGCAACTTCAAATATCCTGCCGCTATAACGTGCTTCGACATTCATACCCAAGTCCATTAAATCATCATAAGCTGCCATTGCTTTTTCTGAAACTTCATTTAATTCAGTATCTGCTAGTTCGCCAAGCCCTTTTACTGCAGGCAACGCTAGACTGATCTTGTCAAATTCTTCAATGTCTCTAAAGGTTTTTGCCTGTTGGTCTATTTTATAAGTTACTTGGTCGTGTTCTTGCTTTTTGGCCTTTTTGATTACTTCTTTTGAACTCGGTAATCCCAGCAAATCCTCTAATTTTTTTGTCATAACCATATCCTATAATATACTACTATTATTTAGCAATTATTTTCTAGTTCCATTGTGAAACATGTCGTGTTCATTTACTACTCTAAATACCAAGCCGCTTTGTTTGCACCAAGCTCTTGCAGCTTCCCACTTGGCCTGATTCAACACCCAATGTGCTTGCTGCACTTGACTTTTTGCTTTTTCTTTAATTTGTTGATTTGCAGGCTTTACTTCAATTAGCTCTGCATGTTGCTTCCCTTTTGCATCAGTATATGCTATGAAAAAATCAGGTACATATATTGTGTTTTTTCCTGTGAACGGATTTTTATAAGGAATACGTATAGCTTCACTTGCCCAGCTAGTCACATGTGGATTCTCATCGCAAAACTTCATAAAGGCAAATTCCCATCCACTTCGAAACGTAGGAGAATTTTTACCTACGTATTTATCAGGATTTTTAATAGTGTATTTGCCTTGTGCATATTTTGCCATTAGACAACAATGTTTCTTGCTTCGAGATTGTCTAGGTTAGGAGACTCTCGGTATCCAAGTTTGCTAACTTTACTACGATTAGCATTTAACACAGCCGTTACCAAGTTGCTCAATTTTACCTTGTCAAACCCTTTTAAGCTGTCCAGTAGCTCGAACACGTTTGTTCCATCAATCTTTGCTTGTTGTAATAGTACACCTGTGACACTAGTTGATGCAAGTTCGTCAAATCCTCTTTTTTCAAAAAACCCTACTACTGCGTTAACTTGGTTGCTCGGATACGATAATTGTTGTGTAAAATATCTGTCAAACAGTAAGCGCGTCTTGTCTGCACTGTCTGCAGGTTGTTGTGAATTTCCAATTGTTGACATTAAAATCTCTTTGCTTCTGCTATAGTCTCACTACCTACTAGTGGTATATTGGCAAACGAATACGCGCCAAATTGTCTTGCAGGTGTCGAAGTGGGTGGGGCGCCGGGCAGTGGCTGGTCCTTGATGCCTAGATAGAATCTACGTTGAATTTCAGACGCTGTGCTGTTTCTGCCGCGGCGGTTTAATTCCGTTACGCTATTGGCAGCGCCAAGTATTGATGATTCTGGGCCAGGTGTTGTATGCAACGGTGACGGATATGTATCGTAATGTTGTGGTGTACCGAATCCTTGCGGCGCAGAATCAACACTTGTTTGTCCTCTTCCGTACTGCACAGATTCGTAGTTAATTGACATTCTGTTGACTGAAAATTCGGAACCTTCTTGCCGCATTGTATCATGCACCAGCGATTCAATATACGGATTAACCAATGTAAAGCTGGTAAATGTAGATCTTCCGTTTTGCGGATGTAATTGATACACTTGAATACTGTTAAGAAAGTTCTGTGACTTGTTTGGACGATCCAGTCCGTATCTAAAGTTCTGTGTTTCGCTGTTGCCATAACCTCTATTGAGCCCATTTGCAACTTTTTGATAAGCTTCTGTTGTTGAATTAGGAGCACCCGATGCATCACGAGAAGTATAGCTGCTATCGGTATAATAATACCTAAAATACGCTTCCCAAAACAGACTGGTTAGTCCAGCATTGTCGTCGTGAAATTCTAAATTAATTGGCACATACTGGATGCCAGTTTGCACAATCTTTTTTCTGTTGTATTGATTAAGCGAAGCTGTCTGCAAATTGTATCTCGGCAACTCAACACTCTTTGCTAATATGTTTACTTCTGACGCGTCAACTCCGGATAACAATGGTGATTGTAATTTTGCTTGTGAATTAACATTGAATACAACATGGTATAAATGTTTAAACTTCGGAGCAAGACGCATGTCACCAGAGACATATAATTTTGAAGCATGTGCGTAGTCTTTTACCGTAAGATTGTCAAAGTTATTCATACTAATATTTATCTTATATAATTCTATGCGTACATAATAGAAAAGGAGAACAAGTTGTTCTCCTTTTCTAAGCAATTATGTGTTGGTTAGATTAAGTACCAGTTGAAAGAGATCCGCCAGGTCTACCTACTAATGTGCCGACTCCTGCTGCTCCGCCGCTGCCGTCGACTTGAATTGCGTTGTCGTACTGCATTGTTAGAGAAACTGTTACAGGTTCGCTGTTTGAATAAGCAAGTGTGTTGTAGTTTGCTTCGCTGACGTAGCAACCGTATACTTCCCATGTTTCAAGTACAACTGGGACAAACGCGCCGTTGCCGCCGTCTAGGATTTCAATTCTAGTTAAGAACTTATAATCTTGTCCAGATACCGCACTAGCCTGTTCCATAAAATCAAACTGTTGTTGTAGTTGTTCGCCAACTAGTTTTTGAACGTTGTTGTTCACGTCTTCGCGCAAGTTAAGCGTGATTGGGTTCCAAGTATGCTTGCCTGCCAAGTTTACCTTTGAGTTATAAACATCAAGTACCATGTTTTCAAAAGTAAGGTTTGGCCTAGTTACATCAATAACCTGTTTGGTTAACTCTGTGCTAGGTGTACTGGTTCCAAAACCTTCGAGTGTTACACGGAAACGATATTGCAGCTTGGGCATAAGCAAGCCCTGTGCGCTTGCACTGTCGTTTGTTGCCAGAGGCACTGATAGTTTTGTTAATGATGATATTGCCATTTATTATTAACTCCTTATTACAAGTATTTATCATTTAGAGGGTTATATTTCATTTTGCATATTAATTGTTAATCATATTTAAAAATTTTCATAAAAAGTTACATAAATATGTTAGTTGACTGAATAAGGATATCAACATATGATTAGGTGTAAAATTTGCTTGCAAGAGTTTTCAAGTATAATAACATGGAAGCATTTAAAATCTCACGGAATATCGACAATTGATTATAAAAAGAAATATGGAGAAGTAGCATCTCCAGAATATAAAGAGCTAAAAAAACTTCAAAATTCTGGAAAAAGAAATCCTAACTTTAACAATAAAATGTCATCAGAATCCAAAGATAAGATCTCTCAATCTAACAAAGGAAATATTCCACATAACAAGAACAAGTCAATGAGCCAGAAACAAAAAGAAATACTTTCTGCAAAAGCAGTTGAGCGTAATATTTATTGGCGAGAAACTGACAGTCATCCTGTTAAAGGAACTTCACGATCTATGGAAACTAAAAATAAAATTAAAGAAAAGAGAGCAACGCAAGTTATATCCAAAGAACAAGCATTAAAGTCAATCGAAACTAAAATTAAAAATGGATACAACATTGCATTCTTTAAAGGAAAAACTCATTCAAGTGAATCAAAAGAAAAGATTTCCAATAGTTCCAAAAAAACAGCATTATTAAAAAAAAACAACAGTATCAAAGATGCATCTGCCAGGCTTGCTGACAACGGGTATACGTTAATTTCAGTTATAGACAACTTATTACATATTAAGTGTAATTTGTGTAATAACAAATTTACACGATCTCGACAATACGCTACTACAAGTAAGATTACTCAAGAAATGTGCAATGTTTGTTATCCGTTACAGACCGGAACCAGTAATCAGGAAAAAGAATTAGCTGAGTTTTTATCAAAATATGTACAAATTGAAACCAACAATCGTTCGATCATATCTCCGAAAGAATTAGATATATTTATTCCTAATCATAGTTTAGCAATAGAATACAATGGTCTATACTGGCATAGTGAAGTATACAAAGACAACAAGTATCATTTAAATAAAAAACTACAAGCCGAGGACAAAGGAGTTGATTTAATTCATATATTTGAAGATGAATGGGTCAACAATATAGATATTGTTAAATCAAGATTGTTAATGAGGCTAGGTAAAATTGAAAATAAAATTTATGCGAGAAAATGCATAATCAAAGAAATTGATGCATCTACAGCTAACACGTTTATAAAACAAAATCATATTCAAGGAGTAGGAAGATCAAATGTTAGAGTTGGATTGTACTATAACAGTCAACTTGTTAGTGTAATGACCTTTTTAAATGGAGACATTTCGAAGGGTATTAAAGGATGGGAGTTAAATAGATTTTGTTCTTTAATTAACACGCAAGTTACAGGCGCAGCTGGAAGATTGTTTAAATGGTTTATTAACAATTATGATCCCGAAACTGTAATTAGTTTTAGTGATAGGAGGTGGGAAACATCTAGTAGTGTGTATAGTAAAATTGGATTTAAGTATGCTTCGACATCAGTTCCTAATTATTGGTATTTTTGTAACAATGAAAATCAAAGGTATCATAGATATTCGTTACGTAAGCCAACAGGTTCTATATTATCTGAAAGAGAATTAAGAGAATCGCAAGGCTACCTAAGAATATACGATTGTGGTAGTAGTAAATGGATTTGGTCAAAGACAAAGGCGGCATAGAGCCGCCTTTGTCTTTGTACTATTTTATAGACCTGAAATTTCGCCTGTGTTCTTCAAGCGCAACGGAATATAAATAAATTCAACTGCCTTAACTGGTTCGATTGCAATATCAACATAAAGTTCATTCCTATCAATCCTTGAAGGTGTGTTGTTTGATTCGTCACATACTACAAGGAAGTCATATAATGCTCGTAAACTAACTAATTCAATCATCAAGCTTTCGACTTGCTGCTTGAGTTCGTCACGTGTGATTTTGTCGTTTGGTTCGTAGATGTATGGCTTTGCAACCATCTTCAACTGGCTACGTAAGTATATTACCAGTCTGGCAACATTGACTCTATCCAACGAACTTGCATTTCTTGCACGAGTCTTCTGACCAAATATAACAAGTCCTGCTCCATTTAAGAAAGTAATTGGATTAACATTGTTTAGTTGCAATGTGCTTCGTTGTCCTTCGTTTAGTGCAATGCTTACAAATTCACCTTCGCTGCTGATATAACCTGCTGCTGTTGCGTTGGTTACACCACCACGGCGTGTTCCTGCTGGTGCAAACCACGGATACGAAACTTGATCGCTGAGTGCAATTGTTCTTAGTGCCATGTGACTTGCTGGGACAACAATGTTGTTGCCTGCGTTGTCGCTTGTGAATCCTGCAGGGTAATAAACACCCAGGTATTCGTCTCTGCTTACCAAGCCATTGTCATTGTCTTCAACTGCTAGGTTAACGTTTGTTGCCCAGTTGTTGAGCTCTGTTGTATTTGGTTTTAGTCTTAATGGACTGTCACCAATGACAAAAGATGTTAATCCTCTATCAAAGTTTAAGTTGACCATTTCGCCAATTAATTCTGGATATCCTGGTGTTGAAATCAAGTTAAAGATACGCGATTCATCATCACGTGCATCGTCACTGCTATTGACCACAGATTGTAGTTTTTGTACAATTACCTTGCGCTGTGCAATACGTCCAAAACTTCCCGATCCATCTGCATTGTTAGCACTTTCGGTAACCCATCGGTTAGGAGCGTAGCCATTCATTGATTCGTCGTTGAACCTAGTGTTCAAGTCATTAATATCAATATAGTCTCTTTCAAAACGCTTTACATTAAATCCGCTTCTACGCAGGTTCCACAGCAACATGCCTCGTGGGTAAAGTGCAGGATCCGGTGCATCTGGATCTAGATAATCACTTGACATCATTTCACCAATATCCCCTGCAACATCACTGTTTGCGCCGCCTGTATTATAACGTGCGTCTGCAAATAATATGCCAGTTTCACTGGTTTGATCAGTTTTGTCAACCAGTTCCCACTTGCCAGCAGTACGTTTATAAATTGTTGGAAAGTTTTCGATGTCAGCAGTAGAGATCCAAATATCTCCTTCGACTAATGCAGAGTTGTCTGCTTGTAACGTCGGAGCAGATGCTGCAACCATTGGCCCAGATGGGTTTGCTCCTGGGACTGCATTTACGTCTGCATAACCAACCCATTTATTTCCGTCGTGATACATTATATCAACTTCGTCAATGATACTACTATACCAGAGTGCGCCGTCTGCGGGAGTTGTAGTCGGTTCTCCTATACTTGCAGTGCTGTTCAAAACCTTCCAATATGATACCATGTACTCGGCTATGCCAGAACCGTCGGTTCCTGGAACATGATACAAGTTGGTAGTTGATGCTGGTGCACCAGCGGCAAACACTGTAAATATTTTAGATATTCCACCGTCGGTGTCAACTATACGGATTTCGCCGCCGGTGTTGTGACTGATTACCACACGGTTTTGACTATCAACACTTGCAATAACGTGGGTTAATCCTGCTGTGTTTATTGCGCTTGCAATTGCTTCTGCGTCGGTGACGGCGCCTGTGGCATCAAATTCCACAGATGTTATACCGGACAAACTTGCTGATCCAATTACACTTTCTTGTATTTCAAATGTATATGTTGCTGTAGTAACCTGCGTTGTTACCTTGGCGCTGACAATCGACACCGGTCCTGTGCCGTTTCTGCGATAAATTTTAAATGATCCAATAGGACTAGTATCTTCTGCAACATTGCTTTGAATATACAAACTACCCTCAGAAATATTTGTGCCGCCTCCAGTTTGGTCAAGTGCAAATAATGCTGCATGATTTGTTGCGTAAATTGGTGCAGGCACCTGTGCCCATGCATCAGTTGATGAATTGTAAACTTTAACGTTCCAGTTTGCACCAAGGTTAGGCGATGTTGTTTTTATCCATAAGCTGCCACTTGGGGCAACGTCGCTGCTGCCTGTTTTGTACTGAGGAACCTGTGTATGAGGTGCAATTGTTAATCTTGGTAATTTGTATGTACCTGCTGGTATTCCGATTGCAGTTAACAATGCGGTATCTCCGGCAATTGTAAGATCGGCGCCAGGGGCACCGGCAACTGAGATTGTAATTCTACCGTTTACAAGCGTGGCTGATATATTTGCAAGGGCACTGACATCATTAACAAAGTCAGCAACTACTGTTCCGTTTACCGGAACGTCGGTGCCATTGATAGTAAAAGTTGTGCTGTCAACGACACTAGTAACATTGGCAGTACTAGTAACTGCCGGAATGCTGCCAACCCAGCTAGATGATCCAACTTCGTGCCATATACCGCTTGCTGCTTTGTACCATAGCTTGTTGACTGTTGTAACTGCTACAATAATATAATCGCCAATTGCACCGACACTGCCTTTTGGAGCAAAGTCCTGGCCAGCAAAGTTAACAACTTTGGTAGTGTCTGTGATCACCAACGGAACTTTGTTTGAAAAACTCTGTCCGTTGGTTGCAGTTGCAGGAGCAGCATTCCATTCAAAGATTCCGTAGTTTGTATCATTGGTGGCAAACCAATATGCGCCATTGGTCGGCTTGCCAGCAGTTTCTTCTGCACTTGCGTCCAGTGCTGCAAGATCAATATCTGCTCTTACCACGTATGCTCTATTTGAAACACCTAGGAATGAATAAGCAGCTTGTAGACCGTATTCGTTTTGCTCGCCGCCGTGTATTGGGTTATTGTTTAAATCTGTATAAAATTTTGCGTCTCCGAATGTTTCCGAAAGTTCTCTTTGCGAACTTACCAGATAAACTTTTTCGGCGTTTGATGCTAATGTTCCCGGTGCAATTCCAGTTTTTCCTGGATTTGGTTTGTTTTCAGTTGTTGCTATAAAAATTATTGGGGTTGTACCCGGTTCTGATGGAGTATAAAAACTCTCGTCGATAACTGAAACTTGAACGCCCGGTGATACTAATGCCATTGTATTTTTCTCCTATGGATCTGTTGTTAATATTATTTAGCAGATCTGTAGATAAAAAACGGTTTTAACCCAATTAAACTAGCAGTTAATTAGATGTTTCATTAGTTGAGCAACGTTAAATTCCAGTTCCTCGAGTGTGCCATTGTTATCAATAGTGAAGTCGGCCATCCACTGTTCCAATGTCATACTTGACCTATTTTCCAAAAGGAGGTGGTCAGACCGATCTACCCAGATAGCACAATCGAACACTCCTGTGTTCTGCATTGCAAAGAATTCTTTCTTGTTGCGCAGTCCACAATATATATCGTGTTGTTTGAATATATCTCGGCCTAGGCGCGCTGCATCAGGAACATTATAATTGCAGATAAAATTATACCATTCTGCTCTGTGAGCATGGCGGTTATTGTAACACTCTTCCTCATCAGCATATCCGTACTTGTCCTTTAGGTCGTTGTATATAAAAAGTTTTGAACAGAATCTTGAACTACTCTGAAAACTAAACCCGTACTGTTGTTCTAATATTTCACAAACTGTGTCTTTGCCATGTCTTCCGTGGCCTATAACTAATAACTTAGGTAGCGTCATTTTGATCCTTTCTTTATATAATAAAGTATTATCAAGATAATGTCAACCAAAAATGTTATTTAACCGATTACAAAGGAATATCCCTTACCGCCCGACACTGCCAGGCTTGCCTCGGCGTCTAGTTTTTCCATTTCTGCTTGGGCTTCGGCCTTCAAGCTTCCTCCATTGAGACTTGTTCCGCCTTGCGGACCAGCAATAGTAGCAAATTTTTCGCGCGCTTCACCTAGCATGTACTTGCAAGTGGCTAGTGTATAATCCTTAATCCACTGATTAGCCAAGTAGTCTAGCAACAGCTGACTGTCAGGGCGATGATTGTAAACATATATCAGAACCGTTTCATCTCCCCTGGGCCGGGTAAGAATGGTTAGTTTCTTTGTTGTATTGTTCCATTTAAATTCTATGTTGCCGCCAAACATGCGTGCAAGCAATTCCTGCTTCTGTGAAAACAATTCATAAGTCG